CTAGTTTCGACACTCATGCGGAGTTCCTATCCGTGAGCATACGCAAACGAATTGGTATGCGTAGATGGACGGCAACTTTCTATCGTCATGATGGAAGCACCGACAACTACGGTCAGCCAACCTATAATACAGACGCAGACTGGGATGTGGTGACACAAACATGGCCTTGCGAACTTATCACAACTGTCGGAGGGGAAATCGTCAGGGGTCGTATGACCCACGAAAAGACAACACACGTTGCCTATGGAGAGTTCTTCGGGACTGGCGATCTAACGACCAAGGACAGATGCACGATAAACGGAAAGAACTACGGAATATCTGCAATCATCGACGCTGACGGTTTACAGCAGGAAAGACGCATCGAACTCAGAGGTGAGTTCTGATGGGAAATATCATTCCAACCCTTATATCAGCAGTCAAAGCAGATGCTACCGTACTGTCGATCAGTGGCGGGCGTATCTTTGCTGACTTTGTTCCAGAAGACACGCAAAAGCCTGCTTCAATTCTATACACCACCTTTGAAGATCCTTTTGATTGCCTCAATTCGTTTATTCCAATGAGTATTGCTACCGTAAGGTTTGAATCCTACGGTAATACCAGAGAACAAGCTGACGACCTTGCTACAGCAATCGAAGATGCACTCAATGGATATCGTGGTAAGATTAGTGGAGACACCATTTTCATAAATGGAGTTAAGCGTCAGACAGGTAAAATTCATTTAGTTGACATACCTAATGATGGCACAGATAACTGGCAGTTTCGATCAGTTCAAAATTTTGATGTTAGCTACACAACCTTAGATTAAAGGAAATCAAATGCCTCTTTATTACACTGGAGAAGGAGCAACGATCTCTTTTTCAAATGCTGAAACCGCTGGTCTTAATACTAAGACCTACTGCGTTCGTTCGATCTCAATGCCTTCGTTTGACCGAGACAAGATCGACGTATCCTGCTTGGATTCAAGCGGATTCAAAGAATACATTCCATCGTACCTAAGTGAGCCGGGTGAACTTGGTATCGCTGTCAGGTTTGATGGTAATGATCTAAACGAGCTAACCGATATTGGATACCAAGGTCCAAGCGGCACTGAGATGACCTGCACGCTTGACTTCGGATTGCTTGAAGGTGAAGTAACCGCAGCAACCCTAGCAGGAAGCGGATTTATCCAGAATGTGAGCTTCAGCGAATTAAACGGGACATCTCTATTAGAGCTAAACATTACGTTTGCTCTTGATGGACGAGTTGCTCCTGCTTACACCGCTGGTGCATAGTCAAAAAGTTGATGAGGGAGAAAGACGATGGTCAACAAAGTTTCTTTGGTACAGCACGTTGGGCAAACGATTGGAACTCGTAAAGAAGTCAATCTAAAGCAATACATCGTTTTGTACGAAGGAAAAAGAGTCGGTTACAAAAGTTGGACCGAAGGTTCACCAATCCGATTCGTGTGTCGTCTTTCTCCTGAAGTGATAGAGGAAGTTAAAGAAGGCGTGCAGGAGCTTCTTGGGGACAATGCTGATGCGGGCAACTTGGTCGGCATCTGGCCCCACGAAGACAAAACAGAAGATCAGGGAGAAACTGAAGATGACATCTTTGACGCGTGAGGCACTGTTAGCCTTAAAGCCGGAACCGAGACAAATCGAAGTTGAAGACTTTGGTGTTGTATTTATCAAGCCATTGACAGAACTTGTTCGCTCCAGAAGGCTTGCCGAATTGTTCGATGAAAAAGGCAAGCAAGATAAGGCAACAAAAGAGAAACGCCGAGCAAACATGATTATAGATCAGGTTTGTGACGAAAAAGGCGAGCCGCTATTTTCTCAGAGCGACTTAAATCAAATCTTGGAGCTTGATGGTGCAAAGCTAGACAAAATTGTCTTTGCAATACTCGACTTCAACTCGGAAGTCAAAAGAAATCATCGGTTGAGATGGGCGTTTATCGTTTGCCAAAAGCTCAAGATAGACGATCCCGTTCACTGGATGAACGCTGTAAGCCCCACACTTTTAGACCAGTGGATTGCATTTGAGATCGTTCAACGAGAATCAGGTGAATCAACTGAAATGGAAGATGTTGAAGATGCCAGAGAAGCCCTCAATTCAATGGTGAACAAATGGCAGAGATGAGAGTGGAGCTTAAAATTGCAGAGTTGATGCAACAGATAGCTAGTTCAGTTGAAAAAGATGTCCAGATAGCAATGCACAGAGAAATTGCTAACAGGATTGCAAAAGTTTCTGCATCGACATTAGAGTCTCAGATGAGAGCCAGTGGCATACGTCGAGCCAAAGAAACTGGTACTCATGATAAAAGATCAGAAAAAGAAAAAGCAAAGGCCAATAAATATGGATCGATGCTTGACATTTTCTACAAGGTCTATAGAGGCAAGAAAATAGGAAAGGATATAGTGCTTGCTGGGCAAACAAGAGCTGCTTACAAGGCTAGATTTAGAGATAAAGGATGGAGCAATCACCACTACTGGAGTACGAAACAGCAGGGTGGTTCAGGCAACGATGTCACTGGAGTGAAATACGTCGATGACGCTAAACGAATTTTGGAAGCTGAGATCCCACCTTTAGTTGAATCTACTGCTGTAGAGGTTTTAGCGAATCCTAAAAAGTTCAAAAGAAAATACAGAATTAGAACTTATACATAGGAACGGTTAAATGGCCACAAGAACAGCAGATATTGTTGGATACGGCATCAACTTTGAGATGAGGCTTATAGGTGGAGCAAAGACCTCTCAAGAATTTGAACTGGCTGGTAGGGCTGTAGAAAACTCCTTGAATAAGACTTCTCATGCGGCAAAGCAGCATGAGCTTCGGATGGAGACCCTAGAGCAGGCTTATAGGCAGGGTGCTATCAGTCAAGGAGAATATAATGAGCAAAGAAATAGACTTCTATACAAGGAAAAAAGAAGACTTGAGCAAATAGAAAAAGAAAGGCGGGCTGTTCTTGGGCTAGATCGTCAGGAAAAAAACTTGCACAATAATCGACAGCGACGAACAAGGCTGGCTGGGATGCTTGCTTCTGGTGTATCTGGGCTCGGCTTTGGAGGTCGTGCTGCTGGTGCTGCAAGATTTCTTGGTGGTTCTATGGGCGCTGGCATGGGTCTAATGGGACTCGGCTTTGGTGCAGTCACTATTCTTAAAGAGTCTTTGTCCGCTTTTACTAAGCTGGAAGCGAGTGTGACAGGACTCAAATCTCTGTTTGGTGAAGATTTGGGTTCAAAGCTAACTGCTCAGTTTCAATCGTTAGCAAGAACAACAATTCTCACGAACACTCAGTTGATCGAAAATGCAAAGACATGGGCATCCTATGGCCTGACAACGGAAGGATTAACAGACAGGCTTAAAAGGCTTGGCACTGTAGCAGGTGGTAACTCAGAAAAGTTTAAAGCATTGACCGTAGCTTTTGCACAAGTCAATGCTCAAGGGAAACTGATGGGTCAAGAGAAGAATCAGCTTATCAATGCTGGATTCTCTTTGCAGGCTGTAGCAGAAGCAGCAGGCATCTCAATGGAGGAGTTTGCTGATTCAATGAAAAAAGGAGAGATCACGGCAGATCATCTCAATGAAGCTCTTATTAAAGTCACAAGTGAAGGAGGAATGTTTGCTGGATACCTAGAAAAGCAAGCAGAAACAATAGAAGGTAAGATGACAGTCATGTCATCGAGTTGGGAGAAGTTCTTGCAAGTTCTTGGAAAATCCGCTAAGGGACCAGCTTCTGCTTTTCTTGACAAGTTAATACACGCTGCTGATTCTTTATCCGAAATAGCACAATATTGGTCATCAGGGTTATCTCTTTTTACCGGTGGAGTTGCCGCTGAAAAAAGGCTTCCCGAAGCATCGATATTTAAAGGTGCTGGAGTTTCTGCATTTGTTGATGATCCATACTCAAAAGAGAGCAAAATGTATGGAGGACTTAATATGTATTACGAAGATGTCTTGATAAGACAGCTTCAGGAAAAGTTTTATCTCGACAAGGAAGATGCAACGAGGATTTACGAGTTGCGATTCAAGAATATTGTTGAAAACAATGCCGCAGATAAGAGAAGGCGAGAAGCACAAGAAAAAGTAGACAAAGCATTAGCAGAAGCCCAAAAAAGGAGAGACAAAGAAAGGGCTGAACTCGAAAACCAAATGTATGAGGATATTAGAAAAAACTACAACCTTACTCAGCAAGAGTTTGCCAATGCAGTTGCCAACTTCGACCCAGAAGGTCCGGCTGGGAAGAAGGCAATGGAAGAATTTCTAAGTAGACCTTTTACTAAAGGTGGCGCAGGTTTTGTTGGACCGATGCTTGGAAGTAGGAAAGACCAAGAAGCTCGCCTTGAGCGTCTCGAAGCGGAAGAACAAAAAAGAATTGAATTTGAGCAAGCTGCTGCTGAAGCTGGTGAGGAGCATGAAAAAGATAAACACAAGCGTGAAATGGATCTTCTCAAACTAGAAGAAAAAGCAGTTGAAGATAGGCTTAAAGCAGAAACCAAAGTTGCTTCAGGCTTAGATGCTATGTTTACGGGAGGATCTGTTGAGGAGTTCATGTTCCTTCGTAGACAAACGCAAGCAAGCGAAGCAGCAAAAGCTACAAAAGAAGCTGAAGATCGAGCGCAAGAACAAAGAGATAGGATTGCTGAACAAAGAAAAATTTTAGATGAAAGACTCGCAACCGCACTAGAAAACATAAACGAGCAGTTTAATCTCAACACAGGTGGCGCAGGAATAGACAGAGAGTTTAACTAGGAAACAACATGGCAACCGTAAGCAGAGCAGAGTTTTCAGTATCGGCAAGAATTGCAGCGTCTAACGCTGCGGGTGCTGGTGTTACTATCAATAAAGC